CTAGATACAGCTGGATCTGGGATAGATAATATTCGGTTGTTGAACTAAAAATTATTATTATAACTTACCTAAGGAGTGGTAATGATGAGCTATAAGATACAGAATGAGAATGTTAAAAAGATAGAGCAATTAAATATTACAGGAAATGTTATACCACCTACTTGGTTAGAGAAACTGAGAACCAAAAGTGGGAAGCCTCGCTTTAGGTCTGCCTGGATATTATCTGATTTAGTTTATTGGTATCGACCTAAAGAGATTAGAGACCCTAGAAATAATATGGTTATCAGCTATGAACAGAAGTTTAAAGCTGATAAGTTACAACGGGGTAAGGCTTATTATGCTGAGCAACTTAATTGCTCTGAGAAGACAATTCAACGGGAATATGATTATTTAGAAGATGAGGGACTGATTGAAGTTGAATATAGAAATATCAGAGTAAATGGAAAGCCCTATAATAATGTTCCTTACATAGATATCAATGTCGAAGCAATTAGGAAGCTGACTTATGGAAAGCTAGAAGAGCAAGAGGTAGAAGCAACTGGACAAGAATGTCTTGATATAGACAAAGATGTCCATATGGACAAACCTGTCTTAAGTTCTAGACAAGAATGTCCAGAGGGTATGGACACAGATGTCCAGACTAATACAGAGATTTCATATACAGAGATTACTACAGATAATACTATATTATATAATAACGCAGGCGAAGAAAAAATTGGAAATAAGCAGAATGATAAACAAAGCAGTAAAAGTGGAGACTTAGCTTCAAAAGATAAGCAAACACCTTTTCAAGAGCTGATGGAGTATATAACCAGCAAGCTCAATATTCAAAAGCTAACTAAAGGCTATCTGATTGAGGATGATCTTAAAGATTATAGTCCAGAGGTTATTAAGAGGGCCTGTGATATAGCAATTTGGAAACAAAAAGAAAAAGGAAATTATAGACATGGTGATCCTGAAGCTGGTGTTAATATCAATAGCTATAAGTTTATCCGTTACTTTATCGCTGAAGCTCAGGAAGCTTTAGAGGGAAGTCCAAAGCATAAATCAACAGGAGGTAAGGGAAATGGAAGGAATAGCTCAGATAATACAAGAGAAACCACAAAAGATAATCAGTCTCAATCGGAGTATGGAGAAGGGTGCTTTGACAGCCCAGAACTCCAAGAAATTGACCTCACAATCGATGACCTCTAATCCAATAAATAAAGTTAAACAGCTTAGATATAAGCAGATTTGGGAGCTGCAAAATGGAGAAATAGATAAATCTCAGTTTGTTTGTCAACTCTGCTGTGATAAGGAGATAGTAGTAAGCAAAGCTGGAGATAAATTTACTGCAGAAGACTGTAAGTGTCGACAGGAGAAGGAGATTAAGGCTAAAAAGGAACAAGAGCAGAGGAAGTATGAGCAGAATATTAAATCTGCTGAAATAAGAGAAGAGTTCAAAGCCAAGACCTTTAAGGATTTCAAGTGGCTAGAAGGTAAGAAAGAAGCCAAGCTAGCAGCTATGGACTATGTTGAAAACTTTGATTTTTATAAGGAAAGGGGTATTGGATTAACCTTAGTTGGCAAATGTGGGAGAGGTAAGACTTTATTAAGTCACATTATAGGCCAAGAAATAATCAAGAAAGGCTATACAGTCATTAATGCAGTAGCCAAAGAGTTCTATGAGGATATCAAAGCAACCTATAACAATTTCAGTAAGAATACAGGGGACTTAGTTAGCTCTGCCAAACAAGTTGATCTATTAATTATAGATAACCTAAACGCCGAAAGGTTTGGCTCTGATGAAATAGATAAGCTCTTTATTATCATTAATTATAGAATTGAGAATAAAAAACCAACAATTATTAACTCTACAGGAGATTTAGATTATCTCAATAAGAAGTTAGCTTCTGATCATGTCAGTAGATTGATTGGTAAGAATGGAGAGCCGATTAAAGTTGGTGGAATAGATATGAGAGTCAAACAAGGCGAATTGATAACTAGCTTGAGGAATAAGAATATTACTAGGCTTAAAAGCAGATTAGGAAATGGTTACTAAAAACTTAGTCTTTTATGACTACAGAAATGGAGGAAAGAAGAATGAGAGAAAGAGTCAAAGTAGATTTCTTCAAAGAACTATCTACTCAAGAATTAATCAAGGAGTTAAAAGGGAGAGAAGATATTGAAGTTATTGACTGCAAAGAAGAAGACTTAATTGGACCTTATTATGTAGATGATGAAATTATTATTAAGTTTAGTAGGTAAAAATCATCTGCTACCTGTATCCACTAAGGAACAAGTGGCAGAGAAGGACAGGCTCATAACTCCTAGATTGGTTTAGCCTAGAGCATGGAATAAATCAAGGCAAAAAACAAAAATAAGAGAGGAGGAGCCACCTTAGTTATTATTCATCTTAAGTAGCTGGTCTAAGCCTAAGGCCAGCTACATAAAAAGGATGTGTCAACTATGAGGATTTTAATGGCTAAAGTTATCTTTGTTATTATTATGGCTTTGATTATTATAGAGTGGATAAAAGAAGATAAGAAGAAAACAGTTGGTTAGATAATTTTGAGATTAAAATAAAAAAAGGACAGGTTTGGGGACCTGTCTCCATTCTATTATACCATATTAGGGGAGGCAGGGTAAAGTGAGACAGGTAGAGAAGGTACTATATGCATACAGAGATTTAAAGAGAGCCAGTAAGAGATTAAGAAGAAGAGCTTGCACAGTTAATGATGGTATAAAGTCTGGATATAAAGCTGCTGATATTATTCCAGGAAGATTGAGTGCTGTTTGTTATGGAGGAGGACAACAGGAGAATAGTGCTGTTATAAAGGATGAATTACTTAGAATAGCCAATAGAGCAGATGAATTAAGAAAGAAGATTAGAGAAGACATAGAAGAGTTAAAAGAAGAAGATTCAGAGTTTGGTGAAGAGATGGCAATAGTGATTGAGTTAAAATACTTTAAAAAATATAAAAATAAGATGATAGAGAGAAAGTTACTTATAAGTGAAAGAACTCTTTATCGAAGGAGAAATAATGCTTTAGAATTCCTAGAGAAGAAAGGACTACACTTGTTATGTGGAGAGATAATGAGTCTTATTTAAGACTGGCAGAAAAGTGGCAGGATATTGGCAGGAAGTTGGCAAGAATAATTAAAAAAGTATGTTATAATAATTATAAGGAATATTATAAATAAGTTTAATAATAGATATATGAGCACTCGGCAGAAGCTAGGGTTTTTTATTAGAATAATTTAAATAGAGAACCGATATATAGCTTTCAAAATATTGAAAATTAACGTGCCTACTAGGCTGCTAAATTGACAATAGGACAAGTTGGTGTTATAATGATAACACGTAATAGCATATAATAACATATATATAAGTTAGGTGTTGTATTACGAACTTAACTTATGAATAAACTAAGTAGTAAGCCCCCTTTTTATAGGGTAAATATAAAATAGACTAGCAAGTGGGGCAACACTCGCTAGTCTATCCGAAAATACCTCCCCAAACACAGGCATCTAATTGACTTAATCGGTAATTAGAGTTTGTCTATTAGATCCAGGATTAACTGGAGGATTGCTAATATTGTTTTAACAATCGTTATCCACTTCATTAGCATCACCTCCTTTCAATTAATCTAGGAGGTAAATTTTCGGTAAGCCAGCATCTGGAGAATGCTGGCTTAATCTTTATTATAGCATATTTTTTACAGTCACTCAAAAATAAAGATTAATGTCAAAAAAAACTCAGCAGAAGCTGGGTATTTTTTATTTTATTAGAAGGTAATTAATACTGAGTGTAGAATATTAGCTATATAAAATAAAAATATTGGAGGAATTATCATGATTTACAAGAACAGAAAGATAATTTTATTTTTTGTAGCAGTACTATCTTTAAGCACACTACTAATAGGGTGTTCTGGAGAAGATGATGATACAAATAGCTTAGATGATAATACGCTTATTAATCAGCAAGTAGATGCTTATCTAGAAGCACTTGTAGAAGAGAATATAGAGAAATATGCTTCTATAATATATTCAGAGGGAATTGTATATGTCGATAGTGAAGGTGACTATCCTATGTCAAAAGATGAAGTGGTTTCTGGAATTAAAAATGGCATATACTGGGGAGCAATGGAATTATCTTTAGATAAAAGAGTATTAACTATTGATTCCAATACTGCAACTGTTAGTGGTACACTAAACGGTATTGTTCCTCAAGATCAAGAATATGTGCAAGAACAGAGATTATGGGCATTAGGATTTATAAAAGTTGATGGAGAATGGTATATTAATCGATGGGGAGAGTTTCATTCATATTAGTTAAATTTATTGTTTACATATAAACACTCAGCAGAAGCTGGGTGTTTTTGTATAAGTATAAGATATTTTTATAAAATTACGGTAATTAATCCATCTTTAATCTATCGTTAATATAGTTGTAATATACCTTTGATATACTCAAATATGTAGTAAGCAGAATATCAGTATTGCTCTTGGGTTGGGTATTATATATCCTTTTTATATAACGATATTTAATATATATTGTTGTTATTTCATATACTGGAAAGACTCCAAATGTAAAGAGGAGGTATGACAGATGGATAAAGTTGCTGAAGTAGATATGTTAATAGAAAGGTATAAGTCTAAAATCAATGAAGCAGGGGCCTCTAAGATAGTAAAAATGGTATGTAGACATAAAATTAAAGATTTAGATATATATAAAGATAAGCTATTAAAAAATAAGTCTTATTATATTGAAAATTAATCTTAATTGAATAAATTTATAATATTGAAGATATAAATATAATTTTTTCTATATATCTATTTTCAACTCTTTTCAAGTAATAAAAATGACTCTCAGTTAATCTGGGAGTTATTTTTATTTTTTGAAACTAATTAATAAAGGAGGTGTTGCTAGTGAATGGGAGCTAAAAAGACTAAGATTGTTAGATGTATTGGGAAGAAAGGTGATGGATCTAGGTGTACAAGAGAAAAAGAAGTACCGATAGATTTTGAAGGTGACTGGAGATGTTGGCAACATCCTCCTGAAGATAAGAAAAAAGAGGTTAATGTAGGAGGAAGACCGAGTAAATATGACCCTTCTATAATCCCAAAGGTTGAAGAGTGGGCTAAGGAAGGATTAATTGATTATGAGATAAGCAAGAGGTTAGGAATTGATACATCAACCTTATATGATTGGAAGAATAAGTTTCCCGAGTTTTCCAAGGCCTTAAAAAAGAACAAATCACAAGCTGATTTTAGAGTAGAGAATAGTTTATTCAAAAGAGCCAATGGTTATAGGTATGATGAAGTAACTAAAGAATTAGTTAAGAATCCACGAACAGGAGAATTAGAATTAGTACCAACTAAAGTCGTAACTAAAGAGGTGAAGCCTAATCCAACTTCAATTATTTTCTGGCTTAAAAATAGACAGTCAGATAAATGGAGTGATAAGAAAGAAATCGATCTCGAAGGAAACATAAAAGGTACTATTAAGGATCCAGCAATGAACGAGTTATCTGTAGAAGAGCTAAAGAAATTAGCAGAAGAATTATAGACTTAAAATAAATGATTTCATATAAGTAATATTTTTAAGGTAGGGGTGACTCAAATGTTAGCAGATAAGTTAACTCCTGACCTAAGAAAGCATGTACAGCAAAGAGCAAGAAGAGAGTTGGCCAGAAGAAAATACTTACCATATGTTAAGTATACCCACCAGGATATAGATTTTAAAAAAGCTAGGTATCACGATTTATTGTGTGATAAATTAGAAAAGGTTGAACGTGGTGATATAAAAAGATTAATGGTCTTTATGCCACCACGACATGGAAAGTCAATGACAATTACAGAGACCTTTCCTTCCTGGTGTCTTGGTAGAAATCCTAATTGGAGAGTTATCGAGGTCTCTTATGGTGATGATCTAGCAACTGATTTTGGTCAAGCTAATAAAGATAAAGTAGAACTTCATGGAAAAGAATTATTTAATATCAGAATAGCTAAAAACACCAAAGCAAAGGGTAAGTGGAACCTTCAAGAATCACGTGGGGGAATGCTGTCAGGGGGGATCTTATCAGGAATAACTGGTAAGGGTGCTAATCTGATGATTATAGATGACCCTATTAAAAATGATGAACAGGCCTATAGTGCTAATTATCGTGAAAAGCTTTGGAGAGAATGGAACTCTACTTTAAAGACTAGATTAACTGCTGATGGTCGAGTTATAGTAATCTTAACACGATGGCATGAAGATGATTTAGCAGGTCGACTACTTAAGGAAGAAGGTAGAGTAGAAGCTGGAGGTAAGTGGCATGTAATAGAGTTACCAGTAGCAGCTAGAGAAGGCGATGCATTAGGAAGAAAACCAGGAGAAGCATTATGCCCTGAACGTGGCTTTGATGAAGAGTGGATTGAGTCAGAGGCTAAGACCAATAAACGTGTATTTGCTGCTTTATACCAACAAAGTCCACAAATTGAAGGTGGTAACATCTTTAAGCGGCAGCATATTCAGTATTTTACACAGACTAGGTCAACATTTATTTTAGAGTGCTTCAATGGCAGGATTAAGAGAGTTCCTAAGGATAAATGTATTTGGTTTCAAACTTGTGATACTGCTATGAAAGATAATGAACAAAACGATTATACTGTAATAAGCACCTGGGCCTTAACTCCTGAAAATGATTTATTGCTGATTGAAGTTACTAGAGACAAGCTGGTTATTCCTAAGCAATGGTCTTTTATTAAAGTCATGAAGAAGATATACCCAAAAGTGAAGGTACAAGCAGTAGAGGACAAAGCAAGTGGTACTGGATTAATTCAAACAGCCAAATTGGAAGGTACACCCTTGATACCACTTAAGGCTGATAAAGGTAAGGTTGCTCGTACTTTTGATATATCTACTATGTATGAAAATTACATGGTATTTCATTTAAAAGATGCAGAGTGGTTGTCTGACTTTGAGAAGGAATTACTAGCTTTTCCTAATGCAAGTCATGATGATCAAGTGGACACAGCATCTTATGCAGGTATCTTAGTTAATACTAAAAAGTTTAAGAGTGCTGCTGATGATGATGGTGGAGTATGGAGTTAAGAGGAGGTTATGCCTATGGATGAAGATGGTTCAATTCAAGTATCTAATAATGAAATGGTAGAGAGATTTACTCTAGCTTTTAATAGTATTATAAGCGATAGAGCCAAGTTATCTAAATTATTAGGTAAGTCTTTTAATGGTAAAAGAGACTATTATGATAAATTAGGATATAAGAAGGAATTGAACTTTGATGACTACTGGACTAAGTATGATAGGGGAGATATAGCCAAAGTAGTTATCGATCGGCCAGTAGATAAGACTTGGAAGAACAATCCGACTATTAAAGAAAAGGGTAAAGCAGAAGATGATGAGACTAAGACTGTTTTTGAAAAAGATATTGCTAAAGTTATTAATAATACTAAGCTCTATAATAAGTTAAAAAGAGCTGATAAGCTAGCTAGTATTGGTCGCTATGGCGTAATCTTTATTGGGACTAATGAGCTAAAGCTAGACAAAGATAACAGTGTCAATAACTATTTAAAGAAACCATTAGAAAAAGGTTGTCTTAGTGGACCTGAGGATATCCTTTACTTATCTGTCTTTAGTGAGAAATCAGCTGAAATTAAAGAGTGGGAGACAGACCCTACTAATAAAAGATTTGGACTACCAAAGACTTATGAGATTAACTTTGCAGGTGAGAATCCTCCTGAAGGATTTAACCCTAATAAGCAACTGGTACATTATAGCAGAGTAATTCATATTGCAGAAGAGTTACTTGAAAATGAAGTCCTTTCTAGACCTAAGCTTAAAAATGTATGGAATAGATTAGAGGACTTAATTAAAGTTGTTGGCGGTGGAGCTGAAAGCTATTGGAGAAATGCTAGAAATAAGTATCATGCTGATATTCAAGAAAATAGAACAGTGGATAAAAATAAAATGAGAGAACAAGTTGATGAGATGATCCATGATTTAAGAGATTTCATTGGGACAGATGGAGTGGATATCAAAAAGCTTGGTGCTGATCTAGCAGATCCTAAGAACCCTTTTGAGGTTATCATCTCATGTATTAGTGCTGTCACAGGTATCCCCCAACGAATCTTATTAGGTTCTGAACGAGGAGAGCTGGCCAGTAGTCAAGATGAAAGCAATTTTCTA